CGTCGGCTACGTGCGCCGGTATAACGACGAGAACGCGCGCTTCCTGCTCAAGGCCAAACGCCCTCAGGAGTTCCGAGAGCGCGTGGAGGTCTCCGGCCAGGTCGACGTAGCGGCCACCATCCTCGAGCGTCGCAGACGTGCCGGCATCGCCCCAGACGAGCCATCCTGACGCGCTCCTGGCGCAGGACATGGCGGCGCTGTACGCGGACCCCCTCGGGTTCGTGCTCTACGCCTTCGACTGGGCCGGCGACCCGAGCCTGCAGCTGGTCCGCCTGCCGGCCCCCTGGAACTTGGTGTACGACTCCGAGTTCGGCCCGGATGTCTGGGCCTGCGCGCTGCTCGAGCGGGTGGGCCGCGCGGTGCGCGAGCGGGCCTTCGACGGGATGCACGCCGTCGCGCCCATCCGCGAGGCCGTCGCCAGCGGCCACGGCATCGGCAAGAGCGCGCTCGTCGCCTGGCTGATCCTCTGGCTGATGAGCACGCGCCCGCACTGCAAGGGCGTCGTCACGGCCAACACCGCCGAGCAGCTGGCCTCGAAGACGTGGGCCGAGCTGGGCAAGTGGCGCAAGCGCTGCCTGACCGGGCACTGGTTCGACTACTCGACGGGCAAGGGCTCGATGCGCCTGGTGCACCGTCAGCACCCGGAGAGCTGGCGCTGCGACGCGCAGACCTGCCGGGAGGAGAACAGTGAGAGCTTCGCCGGCCTGCACGCCGCCAGCTCGAGCCCCTGGTACATCTACGACGAGGCCTCGGCCGTCCCGGACAAGATCTGGGAGGTGAGCGAGGGCGGCATGACCGACGGCGAACCGCATTGGTACGCCTTCGGCAACCCGACGCGCAACACGGGCGCGTTCGCGCGCTGCTTCGGCGCGCAGCGCAACCGCTGGAACACGCACCAGATCGACAGCCGCGAGGTGCAGATCACCAACAAGCGGCAGATCGACGAGTGGATCAGCGACTACGGGGAGGACAGCGACTTCGTGCGGGTGCGTGTGCGCGGCGTGTTCCCGCGCGCCAGCTCCATGCAGTTCATCGGTCGCGACCTGTACGACGCCGCGGTGCTGCGCCTGGTGGAGGTGGACCGCACCTCGCCCGTGGTCATCGGCGTGGACGTGGCGCGCTTCGGCGACGACGACAGCGTGATCCGCACGCGCTGCGGGCGCGATGCGCGCACCTGGCCGCCGATCCGCATGCGCGAGGCCGACACCATGCAGCTCGTCGGCCGCATCGCCGAGCACGTCAACCTGCTGCGCAGCGTCGGCCGCAAGGTCAGTGTGTTCGTTGACGGTGGCGGCGTCGGCGGCGGCGTGGTCGATCGCCTGCGCCAGCTCGGCTTCGACTGCATCGAGGTGCAGTTCGGCGGCAAGGCCGACGACCCGCGCAAGTATGCGAACAAGCGCGTCGAGATGTGGGACAGGTTAAGAGAGTGGCTCAAGACCGTGGGCGCGATTGCTGCCGACGATCGCCTCGCCACCGACCTGACGAGTGTCGAGTACGGCTTCACCAACGGCGACCAGATCGCGCTCGAGCGCAAGGAGCGGATGCGTGAGCGTGGCCTGGCCTCGCCCGACGACGCCGACGCGCTCGCTCTGACCTTCGCGCACCAGGTGCCGGTGGAGCTGCCGGCCGACGTTCCGCGGCCCACGCACACGGTGCGCGGGCGAGATCACGACCCCTACGACAAGATGAGGTGACGACCATGTGTGACCCGATCACGATTGCCATTGTGGGCGCGGTTGGTGGGCTCGCCATGCAGGCGATGCAAAAACAGCCCAGCATGCCCGAGCCGCCCAAGCCGGTGAAGCCGCCGCAAACCAAGATGCCCTCCGGCCAGCCGCAGGGCGGCGGCGAGCAGATGCAGCAGGGCATGGGGCCGAGCAACGCCTCGACGCTGCTCACCGGCGCCGGCGGCGTGAGCCCGGCGAGCCTGCTGCTGGGTCGCAACGACCTGCTGGGGAAGTGACATGCCCGCCTCGCGCAAGGAGCTGTTGAACCGCTGGCAGGCGCTGCAGAACGAGCGCTCGTCCTGGGTCTCGCACTGGTCGGAGATCGCGACCTACCTGCTGCCGCGCGCGGGGCGCTTCCTCACCACGCAGGTGAACAGCGGCACCAAGCGGCACAACAACATCTACGACAACACCGGCACGCGCTCCCTGCGCATCCTGGCCGCCGGCATGATGGCAGGCATGACGAGCCCGGCGCGGCCGTGGTTCCGGCTCGCGACGCAGGACCCGGACATGATGGAGTTCGCGCCGGTCAAGCTCTGGCTCGACAAGACCACGCGCCTGATGCGCGAGATCTTCAACCGCTCCAACACGTACCGCTCGCTGCACATGCTCTACGAGGAGCTGGGCTGCTTCGGCACGGGCGCCACGCTGATCCTGCCCGACTTCAACGACGTGATCCGCCACTACCCGCTGACCGTCGGCGAGTACGCGCTCGCCAACGACAGCCGCGGCGAGGTCAAGACGCTGTACCGCGAGTTCGAGCTGACTGTGTCGCAACTGGTGCAGGAGTTCGGCATCGACAACGTCAGCAGCTCGGTGCGCGAGGCGCACACTCGCGGCAACCTCGAGGACTGGCGCAGGGTCGTGCACTGTGTCGAGCCGCGCATCGATCGTGACCCGCGACTGGCGCGTACCGACGCGAAGCACAAGGCCTACCGCTCGGTGTACTTCGAGCAGGGGCGCAACGAGCACGAGGGCTTCCTGCGCGACTCCGGCTTCGACGAGTTCCCGGTGCTGGCGCCGCGTTGGCTGGTGACCTCCGGCGACGTGTACGGCGCGAGCCCCGGCATGGAGGCGCTGGGCGACGTCAAGCAGCTGCAGCACGAGCAGCTGCGCAAGGCCCAGGGCATCGACTACCTGACCAAGCCCCCGCTGCAGGCGCCGGCGGCGCTGATGGGCCGCGAGATCGACCTGCTGCCGGGCGGCATCACCTACGTCGATGCGAGCAACCAGAACGGCGGCGTGCGCTCCGCGTTCGAGGTGCGGCTGGACCTCAGCCACCTGCTGGCCGACATCCAGGACGTGCGGCAGCGCGTCGGCCAGGCCTTCTACGCCGACCTGTTCCTCATGCTGGCGAACGACGACCGCTCGAACATCACGGCCAGGGAAATCGCTGAGCGACACGAGGAGAAGCTGCTCATGCTCGGGCCGGTGCTCGAGCGGCTACACGACGAGCTGCTGTCGCCGAAGATCGAGTTGACCTTCGCGCACATCCTGCGCGCCGGCATCCTGCCGCCGCCGCCGCCCGACCTGCAGGGACAGGACCTCAACATCGAGTTCGTGTCCATGCTGGCCCAGGCGCAGCGCGCCGTCGGCACGCAGGCTGTGGACCGGTTGCTCGGCACGGTCGGGGCGATCGCCCAGCTCAAGCCCGAGGTGCTCGACAAGATCGACGCCGACCAGGTCGTCGACGCCTACAGCGACATGCTCGGCGTCGACCCGTCGCTGATCGTGGCCGACGACAAAGTGGCGCTGATCCGCAAGGCACGTGCGCAGCAGCAGGCGGCCATGCAGCGTGCGGCGGCGGCGCCGGAGATGGCGAAGGCCGCGGCTTCGATGGGCTCGATCAAGACCGACGAGCAGAACGCCTACACCGACGCCATTCGCATGTTCAGCGGGTACGCCGCGGGTGCGGCGTAGCAGGTGATATGAAACGCGCGAGTGTCCGCATCACTTGTCACGACCTGTCGTAGGCTGCTCGCATGGTTCACGACCCCACCGACCTGCGCGCCCTCGAGCGCCGCCAAGCCAAGGCGGACGAGGATCGTGCACGGCGTCGGCAGCTGGAGCGCGAAGACGTCGCCTGGCTGATGGGGTCGCCACGGGGGCGGCGCATCGTCTGGCGCCTGCTCGAGACCTGCGGGGTGTACCGCAGCTCGATGACGGGCAACAGCGAGACGTACTTCCGCGAGGGGATGCGCAACGTCGGGCTGATCCTGCTGCGCGACATCCACGACGCGACCCCCGACGAGTTTGTTCTCATGCTCAAGGAGCATCGACCCGATGACCGACACGACCACGCTCTTGACCGGGCAGCAACCTAACCCTGATGCCGGGGGAGAGCCCACTGCGACCGCTGCGCCCGCGCAGTCGGCCGCGCAGCCGACGCCCGAGGCGGCGCCGGCTACCCCACCGCAGGCCGAGGACTACAGTTTCGTTGCCCCCGAGGGCAAGTCGCTGGACGCCGAGGCGCTGCAGCAGTTCACCGACCTTGCCCGTGAGGCGAAGTTGCCGAAGGAGCAGGCCCAGAAGGTTGTCGACCTTGGCGTTGCCATGGCCGACAAGTGGGTCGCGCAGCAGCAGGCGCAGGTGGCAGAGCAGGTGAACGGGTGGGTCAAGGAAGCCCAAGCCGATCCTGAGATCGGCAACGGCAACCCGCAGGATCTGCTGAAGAACCTCGCTGTCGCGAAGGCCGGGCTGGATGCTTGGGGCTCCCCCGAGCTGAAGGACCTGTTGGCGGCGAGCGGCCTGGGGAATCACCCCACGGTCATCAAGCACTTCCTCGCACTGGGCAAACAGGCGCAGAGCGATCCGACCTTCGTAGGCGGCAAGCCGCCGGCGCAGGGCAAGACCGCAGCGCAAGTTCTCTACGGCACCTAAGGAGCTGACCCATGGCTACTCTCACGTCCCTGAACCCGACCCTGATCGATGTCGCGAAGCGCACCGATCCCGACGGCAAGATCGACAAGATCGTCGAGCTGCTTGCCGAGACCAACGAAGTCCTCGACGACATGACTTTCCTCGAGGGCAACCTGCCGACCGGCCACCGCACGACCATTCGCAGCGGCCTGCCCTCGGCGACCTGGCGTCGTCTGAACTACGGCGTCCAGCCCAGCAAGTCGACGACCGTGCAGGTCACCGACTCGTGCGGCATGCTTGAGGCGTATGCCGAGGTGGACAAGGCGCTCGCCGATCTCAACGGCAACAGCGCCGAGTTCCGGCTGTCCGAGGACCGTGCGTTCATTGAGTCGATGAACATCTCGATGTCCGACACGCTGTTCTACGGCGACACCGGCACCGACCCCGAGAAGTTCATGGGCCTCACCCCGCGGTTCAGCTCGTCGAGCGCGGAGAATGGTCAGAACATCCTCACGGGTGGTGGCTCCGCCGGGCAGACCGACACGCAGTCGATCTGGCTGGTCGTCTGGGGTCCCAACACGGTGCACGGTATCTACCCGAAGGGTTCGCAGGCCGGGTTGCAGCACCGGGATCTCGGTGAGGTGACGCTGATGGACAGCGCCAGCCCCGCCGGCCGCTACCAGGGCTATCGGACCCACTACAAGTGGGACATCGGTCTGACGGTGCGCGACTGGCGCTACATCGTGCGGGTTCGCAACATCGACCTGAGCGACCTGGTCATCGGCGCCGGCTCGGGCGCGAACCTCGTCGACCTGATGGTGCAGGCGGCGGAGATCCCGCCCAACCTGAGCCTGGGTCGCGCGGTGTTCTACTGCTCGCGCACGATCCGCGCGTGGCTGCGTCGCCAGATTCTGGCGAAGTCCAACGTCAACCTGACCTTCGACACCGTCGCTGGCAAGCGCGTGCTCGCGTTTGACGGCATCCCCGTCAAGCGTTGCGACTCGCTCGTCAACGAGACCGCGGTCTAACTGGAGAACTGACCATGTACCAGGACAAGACTCTGCTCCTCTCCGACGGCCAGACGGCGTCGGCGACTGCTGCCTCCACCAACGTCATCGATCTCGGTGCCTCGCGCGACATCGCGCGCGGCGAGCCGATGTTCCTCTACGTCGCGATCACCGCACGTGGTGCTACCTCGCCGACCACGCACACCATTGTGGTGAAGCTGCAGTCGGACGACGACGAAGCCTTCGGGTCGGCCACCGACCTGTTGGCGACCGGCACGTTGACCAACCCGGCCGCGGGCACCCTGCTCGTGATCGCGGTGCCGCCGACGGTCGCCGAGCGCTACATGCGGGCGCACTACACGATCGGCGGCACGTCGCCGTCGTTCACGGTCGATGCGTGGCTGTCCAACCAGGCGCCGCAGCATTGGGTAGCCACGGCTGACGCGATCTGACGGGTGACCTATGCGTAAGGTGCGCGCCACGGGCCGGGGGCATTACCTGAAGCTCCGCGAGATCGGCGACGAGTTCGAGATCGCGGACGACATCATCCCTGGCTCGTGGATGAAAGTCCTTGAGGTCCCGCGGCCGGAACCCCCTCCGGCCCGGCCGCGGGCTCGAGGGCGGGACAGGGGCAGCGATGTCTCTGACCTGCTGTAGGCAGTCTCCTGCCAGCCTTGACCCGTCCCTCGTGAGGGGGACGGGTCCTTTTTAGGGAGTGACGCATGGCCGACATCACACCGACTCGCGTTGCGCCGAATTCCATGGCGCACGAGGTCCTGATCATTACCTGGGAGACGGTTGGCGGCGCCGACACCTGCTTGCCCGTAGAGCTTGCCAACTACGCCGACCGCTCGATCCAGGTCGCCGGCACGTTCGGCGGCGCCACGGCCACGGTGCAGGGTTCCAACGACGGCACCAACTGGGCGACCTTGGCAGATCCGCAGGGCAACGCGCTCGCGATCACGTCCGCCAAGATAGAGGCACTGCTCGAGGTGACGCGCTACACGCGCGTCGTGACCACGGGCGGAACGGGCACCGACCTCGACATCACCCTGCTAGCCCGGAGATCCGGCACATGACCACGCTCACCCTCGTTGATGGACTGCGCAAGGCGCTCAAGCCGTATCAGACCTTGATCGACACCGTCGACAAGCTCGAGGCGCTCGGCAAGCTCGAGCAGGCCGAGACTGAACTCACCGCGAAGGTCACCGACCTGCGTGCCAACGAAGCCGCGCTCCTGGGCCGCCTGGAGGCTCTCAGAGCCGAGGGCGAGCAGATCAAGGCCGAGGCCCAGGCCGGCGCGCTGACGGCGAAGGAGGACGGCCTGGCGCTCCTGCAGGACGCCGAGGCGAAGGCGGACAAGATCCTGCTGGCGGCCGAGGAGCAGGCGGCCGGCATCGTGGCGACGGCCGAGGCCCGCGCCAACACCGTGCTCGGCGAGGCGGCCGAGTACGAGCGTCGGCGCGACGCCGCAGCGGCTGAGCTGACTGACATCGAGGTCCGCCTGCAGGCGGCGCGCGAGGCGTTTCAACGAGCCCTGTCCGGGGCGTAGGAGGAGCGAATGGAAGGTGAAGGCTCGATCTGGGGTTTGCTGCTGTTCGTAGTCATCGTCGGCGGGTTTGTCGCCTGGAAAACCGGCTTGTGGTCCAAACTGCGCGCGAACATCAAAGACGCGGTTGACGCGAACAAGAAGTAACAGGAGCAGGTGATGTGGGCGACGAAGCTGTATCACCATTCTGGCGCTCGCTCCTCGAGCGGGTTGCTTTTCCGCTCCTGGTCATCGCTACCGTGGCACTGGCGGGCGGCTTGTACGCTCTGCGTCGTGATCTCGATCGTCTTGACTGGGCTATCGCTCGCGTACAGCAAGACTCTGCCGAGCACGCCGCAGTATTCGAGAAGTTTCGCGCCCCCGGTGACCGTTTCACTGCTGCCGACGGCGCACGCCACGACGCACGCATCACCAAGCTCGAGCAGGAGTGCGAGCGGTGCGCCCTGAGCCGCGCCGAGGTCCTGCTCCGACTGCAGGGGCTGGAGCGCGAGCAGGATCGTCTTTGCCAGCGGATCATCCCGTGCGATCACGGTGTCCCTGCGGCGCCCCGATTGCCGCGATCACCCTGATGCTGGTTGCCGTCGCGCTGGCCGTCGGGCTCTGGTGGGGCATCGTGGAGGCGTGGCGATGAGCGACGACCGTGCCGCCCGCGCCGTCGTCTGGACCGTCGTCGTGATCGTGGTGGCCGCCCTCGCGCTTAGCGCGTGGCTCGGCAAGGTCGTCATCAATCTCGTGCTGGGAGGTGGCTGATGGTCGCGCCTGTTGTCGCTGCGTTGATCCCTGCCGTCATCGAGGCGGCCAGCAAAGCGCTCGACCGGATTTTCCCGGACCCAAACCAGGCGGCGCAGGCGAAACTCGAACTGCTGAAAATGCAGCAGGCCGGCGAGTTCAAGCAGCTCGATGCCGACGTGCAACTCGCCTTGCAGCAGATGCAGATCAACATGATCGAGGCGTCGTCCACGAGCGTGTGGTCGAGCGGCTGGCGCCCGGGCGCAGGTTGGGCGGGCGTGGCCGGCATGGCGTACACGGCGCTCCTGCAGCCGCTGCTCTCCTGGGCCGCAGCGGTCAAAGGGTGGCCGCAGCCGCCGGACATCGGCTCGGACGAGTTGTGGGCCGTGATGTTCGGGCTCTTGGGCTTGGGCACCATGCGCTCGTTCGACAAGGCCAGAGGGACGACACAGTGACGCCTGCACCGCTTGGCGGTCTTTATGGAGCGGTAAGCCCAGAACTTGCCGACAGGTTGGAGAATATTGAACGCGCAGAGCGCGAGCTAGCCGAGGCGCGGGCGGAGATCGAACGCCTTGAGCATGAAGTTGAAGAGCGCAACGCGCGCATAAACAGGCTCGTGGAAGAACTGGCGTTCTGGAAAGAGAGCAAGTTCAAAGTAGCTATGGCGACGCTGGAGAAAATGGCAGACAACCGCGACGAGGAGATCGAGCGCCTCCGCCAGCAAGTCACGCAGCGCGGCGCGCGGATGCAGTTAATGCGGGAGTATCTTGGCCGATATACGGATGGCAACGGTACGCTGTGGGGTGACTTCCTTCGTACCAAGCCTCACGCCGCTTCGTGGTTCGACGCCGACGGAGTGCCGAAGTGACTCAATCCCGCTTCCTCCGCCACGTCATTTGGCCCGGCTTGATCTTCGCCTCGGACATTGCTGGCCGCGACCTCGGCGGCGCGCAGGCCGAGGTCCTGCTGCTCGCCATCGCCGGGCAGGAGTCCAACCTGGAGCACCGCTTCCAGGTCCGCGGCCCCGCCCGCGGCTACTGGCAGTTCGAGCGCGGCGGCGGGCTGGCGGGCGTGATGAGCCACAAGGCGAGCGCGACGATCATGCGCGACGCCCTGGACGAGCTGGGCATTGGGACGGCCTACGAGGCCGCCTGGGCCGCGCTGCCGTACTCCGAGCTGCTGCAGGTCACCGCGGCCCGCTGCCTGCTCTGGACCGATCCTGCGCCTCTGCCAGAGGTCGGCGACGAGCAGGAGGCGTGGCACTACTACCTGCGGAACTGGCGACCGGGCAAACCGCACTGCGACGTGTGGCCGACGCACTACCGGGCGGCTCTGCAAGCCGTGAGGGGCTGAGATGGAATCCTGGCAGGTAACGTCCAAGGCAACCGGCGAGCCGGTGTTCCGCTACCAGTGCGACGACGGCATAGGCCCGATCTACTGGGTCGGGATGGAAGCCGTGACGCACGACCATGCGCTCGTTGTTGATGTGGCGCCCGAGGAGCCGCCGGCGACGGTATACGGTGGGCGGCGCATCATCTCGAAGCTGGAGTTCCTGCGGCTGTTCTCGGCTGAGGAGCGAATCACGCTTCGCACCGTTGCCAAGAGCAACCCGGTGGTCGAGGACTACATGCAACTCCTGGAGCTGGCCGAGGAGATCAACCTCGATGATCCGGACACGGTTTCGGGTGTGCAGATAATGGAAGCCGCGACACTGCTTGGTGCTGGACGATCAGCGGAGATACTTCGTGGCTAACAAATACGTCGAGCATGGGCTATACACCTACGCCGCAACCCCGACGTGGGGCACTGCGCAGGAGGGAGA